GGCTCAAGAAAAACTACTTGAACAGAGAGATAAAGCTGTTTCAAGAGCACAAACTGGTTCTCGTCACTATAAAGGGTATGTAAGTAAAAGTTGGATGCCTAAAAGATTAATGATAGGAAAAGGAATCCTTGGTCTTGGATGGGGTGCTGCTCAGCTAATGGCAACACTGCTTGAAGATTGAGTCCTATCTCAGGTCGTTATTTTAAAAAAAAATAAGTTTAGAGAGCAAGGGGAGGGTTAAACCTCCCCTTTTGGTTACGTTTGCTCTTTAGGGAAGTTAACGTTTTTCTACTTGCTGTCCCACGGAAATTCAAGATAATCCTCATACCAATTTCTTAGTTTCTTTTGTCCACTTAGGCTTGGTAGGTAAGCAACAGTCCAAGCTCGTTTTACTTTACTTGTTTCAATATAGCATACGCAGTCGTGTTGTATAATTGGTACTGCTAAAATATCAGCTCTATGACAGTTTCTTACATTTATTTCTATTGATGTGTTCTTAGCAGGGTAAATATGAACCTTACATTGTACACTTTTTATAAGTTCGCCATTCGATACAAGTAAATCAATTCCATTGTCATCTACGATGGGTTCGTAGACGTCGTAACCCTTCTTTAATAAGTCAATGGCGACTCTTAGTTCGCCTATTCTTCCTTTGCGTATACTAAACAAATCATCAGGGCGGGCATATTAGTGCCAACCAATCCTTGCTAACTAAACACTTGCCAATACAAACTACTTAATTCAGTTAGTCCCGCCCTATATTTTTCCTGCTTTCTTAATCTTTGCTGCGAGCTTTTTGAGTTTTGCATATTTTTCACTAATCCCTGAATTAATATAAGTATTAGTCGATAAGTCATCCAAGCATTCATGTAATAGCATAACTTCCTCTTCTGAAATCTTGACTGGTTTTACATGAGGTTGTGCCATGCTATATGGAGGGCCTCTAAAGTTCCCTTCTTCTTCAGCTTTTTTAATTTGGAGTAATTTAGCTGAAAGATAAACACAGGTATCGAGTATTTCTTCTATACTTTCTTGAATCCATTCTCTTCCGTCTGCTGGGTCAAGCTCTTCTCCATATTTCTTAGCTCCGTTTTCAAGTCTGGTCTTGATTAAATCAATTATTTTTTTGTTCATTTTCTTTTTCCTTAGCAAATAGCCATTTTGTCACAAAGTCTCTTACTTTATCTTCTGCTTTTCTCCAGTATTTTTTAGGCTTGCCATTATACAATTCACCATCTGCAATAAATTCGATAGAAATGTAATGATTATCTTTTGCATCCAGTGATGAACCATATAATACTTCAACTAGAAAAGGATATTTGTCATCCAATTTTCCATGATATGTTGTTACCTGTGTATATTCATCTTTCATTTTTATATGCATTGACATTAATATCTCCCTCCTTTGGCTAGTTTTCTTAGTAAATACTGCTTGACTTCCATAGACTGTTTTGAAATCCATTTTACAATCTTTAGAAAGTCCTCTTCGTTGAGAGGTCCTTTTCTGCTATTACAACTTCTACAAATTAACTGCAGATTTTGTTTAGTAGAGTCTCCTCCTTTGGTTAACGGAACGATATGGTCGCAGACAATGGTATTAATTCTTAATATTTTATCGCAGTACCGGCATTCTTTGCCGTAGAACCTAAAGAACAAGTCCTTTAAATCTTTGCTGCTAATATCAAATATCACACCACTGTCATACGACCTTCGCTTAAGCGAACTTTTTAAAGTTGAAATCTTCCTTAAAAGCTTCTTATAGACTCTTTCCCAAAACGTCTTGTGAATGGGATAAAGTACCTGCTTAAATCGTTCCTTCTCTTTCATTTAGCCGGGGTTAGACTCCAGCTTGTACTCAGCAAAATTCCTATTGCGATTTTTAACAATGGTCGTGGAAATGTCCAAGCCATCTTTTCTTAGATTGTGTATTACAGCGGCAAGTCTCATAGACCCCCATCTGTGTAACGCATCCATGGGAGTAATTGTCTCTCCTCTTAAAAGTGCATTATGGATATTTTCCTGCTGAGTTATTTGTCGTTGATTTGGTCTGTATACCATTAGCTATCGACTCCAAGTTGTAGGGTTAAACTAACACGGTAGAATCCAGTACTTAATAGTATGAATCCTCCTCCTTCGTCATGATTAAACTGAATTCCAAATCTTATAAAAGTTAATAGATTAATTAAATATCCACCTTTTATTGTTATCACATTAAAAAGCTTATTAAACTTCTGTTCATCTTCATTCAAAACTTTTTCGAATGAGCTTCTATCCATTTGTTCACTCATGACCTTCTTACCCGTTTGACTTTGAAAATTTCAATACCATCAGGTAATGCTTTACCTGCTTTATCTGCTGATATTGCTGCATTACGAGCTTTTACTTTATCTATACTCTCTTTGATTTCTACCTTTATAAAATCCTTTGAACACATTGTTGGATTAACATCTACTGGTCCATAAGTTTCGTACATTTTATATCTTGCAACGTCCGTTTCCCAGACACCATCTTCATTTCCAACCTCTTCAATTACCATTGGTAACAAGACTTTATTTACAAAATCCTTAAATCTTATTACAGCATGTTTTCTTCGTTTTAACCTGTCAATTTCATTTTTCAAGGCGTCTACTTCAGCATCAATCAAATGTTCTTTTCGCTTTACTTCTAAAACAACATGGTCAACCTTATCAATCTTATTTCTTACTTCTAATTCCAATGTTTTTCGTGATTTTTCGTATCTTGTCATTGCTTCTGTATAATTCTCGGAAGGGCTGTCTTCAGTTTTTGATATATAATCAATGTAATTTTCATTGTCAATGTAATCACCGATAATATCTTTTGTCGTTCTTTTAACTAACTTCATTTTGTCCTCCATTAGTTGCTTTTAAACGGAAAGAAGGAGTCCATTCCAAACTGTGATTATTGAATAAGTCTCCATCACTGTTCTTGAACAACTCCAGCTTTTTCTTTTTATCCTTAGCATCTCCTGTTATACCAAGAACTTTTCTTGATGCATTTTCTATAGCACCACTTCCTTTTCCTGCATACATATCCATAATCTGTTCTCTGGAATAAGCACGGCTAATTTGTGAAATCTGGATTATAATTATATCCATATTTACAGCCATGCTGCTTAGCCTATGGGAAATGTATCTTATAGATTCGTATTCTCCACGAATATGTTTGGGTGGTTCAACGAGGTCTATATAATCAATTATAACAAGCCTTGGGTCAGTTTTTCGTATCATTTCAGCTATTTGTTCAACACTTGGACTTACGGTAGTAACATTGATATGATTTAATTCATTCTTATGAAATTGCCATAATTGTTTATAATGAGCAGTCACTTCTTTTTTACTTTTATCACTTAGTATTTGAAGATGTCTTCTATGCATATACCATTCTGAAAGTTCAAGAGACAGATATAGGGTTGGAATTTGTAATGCGGGGTCAATGATATCTTCTTTGGTATTATATCCTAACGCTATATTTTGAGCCAGAGTAGTTTTTGAACAACCAGTAGCTCCAAAGATAGTTACTAATTCGCCCGGATAGATATCACAATCAATCTGTTCAGACAATCCAAGTAATTTACCGAGCTGGATAATTCTTCCTCCAAAGTTAGTATCCATTCGAGTCTCTAATGATTTCTGCATATCAGCAGACTGGAAAATATCAATGCTATAGTCCTTATTCTTATAGTAAACACATTTAGGATTACAATGTGAAGCCATAATATGGTCGTTGCACTTATACATGTATCCCCTGTTATAAGTATCTTCTATCTTTTTAAGAACTAAATGCTCATCTAATGCTTTATTATTCCAATGTAAAATAGCGGACTTTGCAGCATCAGAGGTTATTCCAGACTTTCTATAGTGAGCGGCTAATCTTAGTATAGTATTATTTCGTGTGCCTTGAACTGGGCCGAGCTTATATGCTGTTTGCATACAAGTTACAAACTTGGAAGGTTCCGTTACGCTTGCTAAAGTTCGGATACCGGGAATTGAT